TTCATCGCCTCTTCGGGCACCCTGATGCCCTCCATCAGGAGGTCAATCAGATGGTCATCATCGAGGCCCTGATATTGCTCCCGCATCCGCGCAAAGGCCGCGGTCTGCTTGGCTAGCTCGATATTCGCGAGCGACAGCTTCACGCCGGTACTTGCCAACTCGGCGAAGATACCGGGGAAGTTACCGCTGCCCTGTTTGATGACAATAGAACCCGCGTAGCTCTGAGACGTCCACGCATTGGCCGTAACACCGGCAGCGCCCCCGGTCTCACGGAAGGTAGTGGCCGCCGCGGCCGTCTGCCCGGTCACATTCAGCCCAATGCCCTTCACCGGAAGCTGAGTCGGAGGAAGGACCAAATCGACCTCACCATCGATCGCGGCCTGATCGAAATCGGGAACGATGTGCCAGAGATTGGGGTTCCTCCAGAATGCCGCCGCAAGCGTCGTATCGGTCAGCGTCCGACGCGCGAGCCGATCCGACCGCGCCGCCCGGCGGAAGTTCACGAGGACATTGTAGGCCTCGACCAAAGCCGCATTGATCGGCTGCCCCTGCTTCCAATGGACACCGAGCGTCTTCCAGAACTCGGCGGCCTTGTCGAAGTTGATGGTCGTGACGAACGGGACCGGCGCCGCATCGGCTGCGCGCTCCTTCACGCCCTGATAGGACTTGTTCAGGCTGTCCATACCCGAGAACCGCTCGAACGCGAGGAACGGGATGAAATGGACATAGGCCGTGACGTTCACCGCGTTCATCAAGGGATGCACCGTCTCGGCCATCTGCAAGCGCATCCGCAGACGCCCGCTCGAAACCCTGTCCTCACGGAGCAGGGGGATATAGGCCACCGGCACGATCTTCCCGGCAAAGCACGTCGTCAGGGAGCGGATTTCATCGCCCCTGACCGACTTCTGCACCGGGATCGGCTCAGCCGAGATACTTTCGACAACCTTCATTTCAGGCCCTCCTCAGGCCAAGTTTGCGACGAAGAAAAACTGCCGCGCGGCGAGCTACGCGGCACACGTGACAGCGGCGACGGGTCACCACGGACGCCACCCACGAGCGAGGGCGGGCGTCAAACCAAACGGAAAGAACAGTCCCTCCGCGAAACCACGCCATCCGGCGGGACGCTGCCACGGATCGCGACCGGACGACGAACCGGACGAAGCACCCGGCGCCCGCCCAGTCACCAGAGAACGCGCGCCATCGGCAAGAGCCCAAGGGGCGTCGTCCGCACTGCGCGGGTTGGTGCGAAGCCCGAACGAACCGCCGCTGCCAACGGCGCCAATCAGACCCTGAGCCTCACCCGCAAGGTCACCACCGATAGCCTCGAAGTCCTCGGCAATGATGGCGTCTCCATTAGAAAGACCCAGCCGCTCGGCCACACGCGAGGGAATGCTCATATCGCGCCCCGTCGCGTAATCGTGGACCGTCACGGGACGAGAAACAGGCCTCGGGCTGAAAACACCGGACAAAGCCGGCGATACGGCGCCTGTACCGCCGCCGCCGGCGACCTCGGAGGTCAGCGAATAGCCGAACGGTCGCGGCAGCCGATTGACCGCCGAGACCGCCGCCGCATCGCGGCGGAACTGGCTCTGTCTGATCTGCTCGGCAGCGCGATCAACCGAAGGACGATTGAACACCGTATCCAGACCACGCGCGACGGCATCGGCGACGAAGGCGCCGGATGCCAAATCGGGCGAGAAATTCCGCTGGAACCCGGCGCCACCCGTCGCGGTCAGAACCGTCAACGGGTTAAAACCAGCCCGCAAAGCCGAGTCGCGAAGCTGGACAAGATCGGTGCCCTTGTTCGCCTCACGCTGCTGCGCGAGGCCGAACATACCACCAACCAAGGAGGGGGCGACGGACGAAACCAACCGCCCGACGCCACCGAGAAGGCCGCCCAAAAAGCCGGGCATCACGCCGCCTCGCCGAAGCTACGGCGGGCGCCCTGCCGCGCTCCCGTCAGAACAGAGCGCCACTCGCGCGCCATGGTGGCGCGCAGATCGCGCTCATTGAGCCAGAACATGTCGGCGACGAGCAGAGCCTCAAGCGGCATCGGCTGGTCACCGTCGAGCCAGTCTTCCGGCTTGGAGTAGCTCCAAAGCCAGACAATCGCATCCGCGAGGGATGCGACGGGCTCGCGGTCGCGCTGCGACCTCACAACGACGACCCGGCGGTGCAGAACGCACCGAACACAACCGGCCACGTGGTGGCCACGAGGCCGCCGACGACGCCGAGCAGAACAGGGGCAAATCGCGACAGGATCGCGAGAAGAACAGTCTTGGACATCATGACCTCTCCGGGAGCGACACGCCCCACGGAGAAATCAAAGGCACATATCCGATAATCGGTAAAGTGTAAAACCGCCGCGAGCTTCACAAAATCTAGCGGCAGCGCCGAAATGTTGCGAACACGCAACAGGACGACCACAACAGCTAGAGCCCAATCCTGAAACACACCTCACGTTCGCATAATGCGAAAACGAGAGAAGAAGACGGGCCATCAAGGGTTGTCCTCGGCCATCCTCGCCATGCTCGCCCTGCGGGCTGCGCGTGGCTCCGGGTGGCCTGCGGGAACCCTTGACTGCCCTAGCAAGGGGGCGCTCGCCGCTAGGCATCCCCCCCGAATGGTGAAGAACCATTCGGGAGGGACGCCGCAGCTTAGCCCCCTTGCGAGATCACTTGCGGCCCACGTTCCAGACAATGCGCACGACGAGGACAGCGAGCGCAACGAACAGGACGAAGACAACCGCCAAGATCACGAGACCGCCGAAAAAATTCATAAGCTACCCCTTGCACCACGGGACGAAGCGGCGAGGACCGCCGCCAGCGCCCGAACCATCAGCCCGGCCAGAAGGACGTTCCTTGCACGAAGGAGTCAAGCGCGGGGAAACCTTGTCAGAGACGAGAACACCCGACCGGAGAGACCCGGGCAAAGACTCCACAACAGCAACGGAACGCCGCCGGGCAGGAGAAGGGGGAGAGACCCCCACACCCCCCACACCAGAGCGCAAGGGCACAGAAACAACCAACGAGCCGCTGGCACGGAGGCCCGACGCACCCACACGAGCAACATTTGCTCGAAGCGGCTTCGGCTCGACGGGGACACCCCGAGAACCCCCCAGATCAGCGGATCGCCCAGGCGACGCGGGAAGACCCGCCGCCGAAGCGACGGATTGAAACCGCGCCTCGACAATCTCACGACGACGCTGCCGCTTAAATCTCTTGCTCGCCATCAAAGCCTCCCAGAGACAAATCATCATCGACGCCGAGCGATGACTTGTAGTCATCTACGGCAGGCGTCGAAGGTGGCCAAGAGCCGTAACGGGCTATCCAGCCCGACCAATACCTATCCATCACCAAGTCGCGAACGCGACCGCGAGGAATGAAGAACTCACGGACACGGCCTTGCCGGTCCTTCACATCTGCGAACCTATAGGACCAATCCGCAAGCGGAATGCCCCGGTCGATCATCTCATCAATGACCGACGACAGATAGACGAGACCAAGCGGAGGCTTCTTAGAAAGCTGAAACCGCTTGGAATACCCCTCGGGCGAGCCCTTCAGGAGATACTTCAAAACATAGGCGAAACCGCCATAATCCGGCCGCTGGAAATACGAGAAACCATGCGGCCAGAACGACCACATAAAATTTCGGTCGAAAGAAACCGGGGGAACGGCGCCCTTGAAGAACAGGATGCAGTGCCAATGGGCACGCCCCTTCTTGGCGCCATACTCCCCGGCAACAATATATCGCACCGAATAAGCCTTCCGAAGCCTCTTCAAGAACTTCTGCACGTCAGAATAGTCCAAGAGGACCGTATCCAACCCATCGCCGCGATAAGTAAGCGTTACCGCCACCACCCCGTCCGAAACCTTCGCCTCAGCCAAGCAACGACCGACATAATCGTTCACGCGGTTATCCCGGCAAACCCGGCACCCACGACACGCTACGAGCGATCCATCTTTCAGCTTCACAGGCTCAAGGCACATCTTCCGCCTCCGGGGTGGTGTCACTAAACGCATAGTTGACCAAGAAGCGCGCACGTGACGCGCGCGTAGGATAAACCTACGCGCGCGCCTTTGCGGGGACGAGCCCCGCCTTGACCTTCCAATCGGCCAATTCCCAATGGGCCGGATCGTAGAATTCCCACGACCCGCCCCAAACGACAGGGACAGACAACCGGCGCGAGACATCCGCGCCGATTGCCCCGATGACGTCCCATTCCCTTGTCGTCAAATCCCAAAACCTCGGGAAATGAACGACATCAATCGCCATGCCGAAGTTGTGGGCAGACTGCCCACCCTTCGCCTTGCTCACGCCGGAGGCAAAAGCCCGGTCCTGATCCTCACGACTTCGCATCGCCTGAAAGACGAAAAACGGCATCCCGGCCCGATGCAGATCGGCCAGAAACACCCGCTTGAAGCGGATCAAGTCGGGGTGGCAGCCATCAAACGAGACGCGAAACGCCCGGTCCCGAAACAACTGGGACCGGATCACCGACATATCGCGAAGCCGCGCCGCGGCCTCGCGATAATCGAGCGGCAGCCGAGCGAGGGGAGACCCCCCGCCAAGCTCACGCGACGGAGGAGGAGCAAACCCCCGCCGCGTGAACCGTTGAACCAGCCGCCGAAGGTCGACCTTCACGCCTCCGCCGGGGGTTCAGGCTCGACGACTGCATCGGGCGGCGGAGCCTCCCGAGCGGCAAGCCGCGCCTCGAACTCGCCGCGCAGCGCCGCCTCGCGCCGTTCAGCATTGAGCCGCATGATGACCATCATGCGCCGGACCTCATCACTCGTGCCCGTCTGCCGCGGCTCGATGCGCGTGAAGGACGCATCGCCGCTCTCGGGCATCAACTGCGTCTTGACACGCCCGCGAACATAGATCGCGGCATCGGGATCACCAACCACGCTCACGGCGCAGTCCTCCGACGCGGAGAAGGAAACGGCCATGAGGCCGAAACCGACCGCAACCAGCCGTTCCCCGAGAACCGGGGACACGGCATAGACCGCGACCTGACGGTCGGCGATCAAGTCAAAGGCGACCGCCCGAAAATTCCCGACAACGCGGAAATCGAGAAGCTCGCCGACGGCGAGCGGCTCCCAATCGGCCAAGCCGCCCATCACGAAACGTCCCATTCGGCCCTCCTTACGGCTGCACGATGCGGGTCTTGTCGACCTGCGCATCCACGGCATCGAAATGCCCGTTGTCCTCTTCGAGCACCTTCCCGAAGACGGTGTTCCCGACGATCTCGGCGGCGCCGATGGTCAGGATCTCGAACGGCGCCACCGCCGAGTCGGCGAAGACCGAATGGGGCAAGTTGCCGACGAGGTAGAAATCCGTGGTCAAACTCGGATTGAGTTGCTCGACGCTCCAGAACCGCTGCCGGTCCTCCACGAAGGTATCGGGATTGGGCCGGTAATACCGGCCACCGATCCTCGTAAGCGAACGCTTCCACTCGTGATTGAGCGGCGCGTAGCCGAACGTCCCCGCCGGGGTCGCGTGTTCCACGTCCACGTAATCATTGCGGACGATGCTGACCTTTTCGGGGTCAAGGAAATCGCGCATGAAATTCGGAAGGACCGACGGGTCGGTAACACCGAGGAACGGGTCTTTCATCCGCTCAAAAAGCGCCTCAGGGACGATTTCCACCGTGACCAAGATCACGCCGCCGGTATTCATCGGCGGAGTCCGGAACGACAGTTCCAATTCGGTCAAGCCGGTCGTTACGGACTGATCGAGGCTGGCGCCGTCGGTGGCATGCCTCTCGGTGTACCCGAAAATCGTGGATTTCCGATCCAGAAGGATCGGCTGCTTCATCGCCTCTTCGGGCACCCTGATGCCCTCCATCAGGAGGTCAATCAGATGGTCATCATCGAGGCCCTGATATTGCTCCCGCATCCGCGCAAAGGCC